CCCTTGCCCGACTCAAAGCCGCGCATGAGGGCGTCGGTCAGGCCGCGGTTGATCTCCTCGCTGGCGCGCGCCTGGGCCTGCTGTTCGGCCTTGCCCACGGCAGCGGCCATTTCAATGCGCTTGGCGTCCAGGGTCTTGTCGCGCAGCGCCTGTTTTTCTGCATCGGACAGCGCCTTGGCGTCAATGGCCGCCAGTTCCTTGGCGTACCGCAGTTCCACCTGGCGCTGCGCGGTGATCTTCTCGCGCTCGAGCGCGGTCAGGCCCGAGAGCTGCTGCTCGTCCTCGTAGGCGCGGCCCAGCTCCTGGGCGTTGCGCAGCAGCTCGTTCGCGTGCTCCTCGGCCGCCTTGTAGTCGGCCTGGCCAAGGGCGTTCACGTAGCGCTGCTGCGCGGCGATCTTGAGTTCCAGGCCCGCGATGTACTTGGGGTCGAAGCTGTCAGTGGCCTGGGCCTCGGCCATCTGCTTTTGCAGCTCGGCCAGGGTGAGCTGCTCGACGGTCGTCTTGGACTTGCCCAGCGTGGCGTTGGCGGCCTCCTGCGCGGCCGCGCGCTGGGTGATCGCGTCGGCATCCTTGAAAGCGGCGTCAATGCTGGCCTGGTGCGCCTTGAGGGACTTCTCCAAGCCTTCGTTGCTGCGCAGTTGCACGCCCAGGGCGTCGGCAATGGCCTGTTTCTCGCGCAGGCGGGCCGTGGTCTTGGCGTCCGTGACGCGGGCAAGCTGCTCGCCGATCTTGAGGGACTCGCGCTCGCCTGCATTCAGCTCGGAGGCACCGGAGCCCAGCGTGACGAGCTGCTCGTGGTACAGACGGGCGGCCTGCAGTTGGCCCTGCAGGGTGGCGAGTTCGTTGTCGGAGACCGCAATGCCGCCAGCGGTCTTGCGCTCCTTGTACTTCTCGCGGATGGCGGCCAGGCGCTGCTCTATCTCCTCAGCTTTCGCCCCGGCAGCGGCACCTTGCTCGCGTGCCTTGGCCAGCTCGTCTTCCATGCGGGCTTGCTTGCCGAGGAGTTTCTCGCCAGCCTTGTCCCACTCGAAACGGGCTTGCAATTGGGCGTTGTTGCGCGCGGTGGCCTCTGCGGATTTGTTCTCGGCCGCGATCTTTTCTTCCAGCGCTTTGACCTGTGTGCGCAGCTCCTCGGTCTGCTTGCCAGGCTTGATGCCCAAGGAAGTATTGCGCTCTTCCAGCCGCTCCAAGTTCTGCCGGAGCTGGTCAAGGTTCTGCTGGTCCGTATTGGCACGGCCGATGTTGAGCATGGCATCCCATGCTTCCTTGGCCCCCGTCTTGATGCCGCGCCACGCACGTTCGATGTAGCCGAGATTGCTTTCGATGGCCTTGCTGCGCTCGCGCATCGCCGCGTCCAACGCGTCCATGGCTACGCGGGAGGCGTCGGTGGATTTGCCCTGGCCATCAAGCGCTTTGATCTGCTCGTAGATGTCCCGAGTCAGGAAGTTGGTGCCCTCGTTCAGCTTGATGACGGCCGTCAGCGGGTCTTTTTGCAAGCTGGCAAACCGCTCTGCCGTCTTGTCCACGGCCTGGCCCGTGGCACGCTCCCATTCGATTGCCGTTTGGGTGTACTGCTTGAGCTGATCACCGCCACGCACACCTGCCTGGGTAAAGGCTGCCAAACCTTCGGCGGCTTGAGCCTGGGTGCCCACCACGCCATCAATGGCCTGGGCGTAGGTTCGCAACTGGCTGACCGTAACGCCCGAAGCATTGCCCGTGGTAATGATGGAATTGGAGAATTCCTGGTTCTCTTTGCTACCTTGGTAGTAGGCCGCTGCGACCAGCCCTGCAGCGCCCGCCAGCAGCCCCACAGCAGCCACCGTAGGCGTGATGGCCCCAAGCATGGCGCGCATGGCGTTGCTCACACCGCCGAAGCTGTCCTTGATCTGTCCGCCCTGCTGGATGGCCACCAGCCACACCGGCATGCCGCTGGCCATGCTGGTGACCACGTCGGTGATCTGCGCGGGCAGCATGCGCATGGCGGCTGCGTGCTGGGCCGCCGAGATGGTGCCCGCCGCGTGGGCCTTGTTGGCGTTGTTGATGGCGCCCGTCAGGGCCTGGGCGGCCGAGGCGGTGGTTTGCTGCGCCCCCGCCATGGCAGAGCTGCTGGCCTGGGCTGCCGCAGCAGTGGTGCGCAGCCCGCTGCCCATCGACTGGGCCGCCGTGTCGGCGGCCTGAACCTGCTGGGTGTAGGTGGCCGTCGTCTGCCCAGCGCGCGTGAGTTCGCTCGTGTACTGCGAGGCGTCCGCAGTGACCTTGGTGCTGACGACGAATTGAGCGCTCATGCGGTGCCGATAGGTGGTTGGATCAATCGCGCTGGTTGCGCAGGGGTTTGGCTTCGGACTCCAGGACGCGCACATGCATGAACACATCGCGCCGCTTGCACTTCTTCACGCCCAGCATGTCCATCGTGGAGGCGAGGGCCGTGTGGTCGATGCCGTCGTAGTGCATGGCGGCCAGGCCGACGATCACGCGCCACTGATTCCAGGTGCTGACGAAACACTCCCACGCGGGCCACAGATCGGGGGGCAGCTCGTACAGCTCGGGCTCCTGCTCCGTGGCCTCCTCAGTGCTGCTGGCGCGGGCCTGGTCGGGGTCCACCCCCAACCGTGCCCACTGGGCGCGCAGATCGGCGTCTTCTGCGTCCGCCGACTGCCGCGCCCACTGGGAGTTCAGGAGCCAGTGGCGGACGGCTCCACGGAGTTTTTTTCCACTTCCTGCGGCTTGAGCAGGGCTTGCTGGGCATCGGTGTAGCCGCGCACCAGGGCCGCCTCGAAGCCGTCCCAGTCCTCGCACAGCTCGCGCACCGTGGCGGGCGCGTACAGGATCGCCTGGCCGGTCTTGTCCTTGAAGTCCCAGTCCACCAAGGTGGCGCCCAGGAACTGCTCGTCGCTGATGGGCTCGGCGACCAGGTCGGCCTCGATCTCGGTGCGCTCGCGGGCGGTGAAGACGCTGTCCTGGTCGTCGAGCTGCTTGCGGATGGCCACGCGCAGGTCAGGCGTGAGGCGGTTGGCGCGCAGGCGCCGATCCAGCGCGCGGCGCTCGGAGGTCTTGAGGCGCTTGTAGCGGGCGCGGCCCTTGATTTCTTCGGGCTGGCCATCGTCGCCGAGCAGGCGGTACGTGACGGGCGCCCAAAAGGCGCCGGATGCGAGGACAACGGTCATGGAATAGCTCCTGAAATAAAAAGCGGAATAAAAAGGTGTGGCGGCTGTTGAGCAGCAGCCAGGCCGTCAGGCCGTGATGGCCCATTCGTCGTTCCCCGCGTTGCTGGGGATGTAGCGCAGGGGCGTGGTGATCATCTGGACGCCGTCCTGGTCGCTGAACGTGGGCTTGCCGATCTGCACAAGCGGCGCGCTGATCGCCACGGTGTTGCTCGTGTCCGCAGGGTTAGCAACGGCCTTGCCGTGGGTGAGCAGCAGCGGCACCTTGGCGCCCTCGCGTGCCATCTCGATCCAGTTCTTGGTGGCCACGCTGGTGTTGCGGAAGGTGACGCTGCCGGTGCTGGCGCGGCCCGTGATCTCGGTGGTGTCCACGTTCATCAAGTCCTGCTTGACCACCGTGTTGCCGAAGTCGAAGGCGAAGCTGTTGCAGGCAGCAGCGAAACCGTCCAACACCAGCGAGGTGTTGAGCTTGTTGACACCCAGCGGGCGCAGGAACTTGGCGTAGTTGACTGCGGGCATCGCCCCCACGTCCACCACCGGCAGGAAGCTGCCCGTGAACTCGTACTGCCACTTCGGGATTTGCTTGGCGTCCACCTGGGCCTTCACGTTGGCCCGTGCGCCCGCCATCTTGTAGAGCATGCCGTCCACCGTGGCGTAGATGCTCACGCTCTCGATGCCATCCGTCACAGGGGCGAACACGGTGCCCGCACCGGGACCGGGGGCAGGCGTGTTGGTCACGCTGGCGGCGCAGGCGCGCATCAGGGTGGACCAGCCGGGCAGATCGCCAGGCACGGCGACACCGGCAAAGCCCACGCTGAAGGCGATCTTGCGGTACAGCGTGACCAGCACGGTTTCGCTGGCGCCGAAGTACGGGCGGATTACGCCCTGATCGACTTCGTCGCCCTCGATGGGGGTCAGTGTCACGTCGCTGACTTCGATGGCGTCAGCGGCCACCGGCACGACGATGGTGCCCACGGTGGCTTCGATGGCCACCAGGACGGCGAGCTTCTTGATGAACTTGGGAGTGCTCATGGTGTTCCTTTGCGTGGCTTACACAGCCTGGGTTTGGTGAACCAGGACGCGCTGGCCGTCCTTCATGGTGTAGAGGCCGCCCTGGCCGGTCGCCTGGGGCTGAACCACGGCAGCGGCCAGGTCGGCTGCGGGGGCGGCGGCTTCTTGCGCGGCGGTTTGGGCTTGCGCTTCGGTCTGGGGTTTGGCATTGCCTTTGCTCATGGGTTGCTCCTGTCGTAGTAGCCGGTAAATCCAAATTCATCGCTCCACCAGAGGCGGCCGTCGCCCTCGAACTGGACGAGTTCGCCGCCCGCGAACAGCACGGGGTCGCCCATGGAGGTGTCGGGCACGAAGCCAATGAGGGCCTGCTTCACGCGGCGGCGCAGGGTGGTGAGATCGACCACGCCGGGCGTGCCATCGGGAACCATCACGTCCACCACCTGGAGCACGGCGAACAGGCGGTGCTCCAACTGATCGACGTCGCCCGTGTGATCCAGGCCCTGGCCCTTCTCAGCCAGGGGCAGCAGGTACACGGCGGGCGTGGTGCGGCTGGTGCGCAGGGCAGCATCCAGGCCGGGTGCGGGTTCAATCTCGCGCAGTGCCAGGTCGGCGAGCTGGTCGCGCAGGCGCTGCAGGATGGGCTGCAAGTCCATGGCGGTCAGCGGAAGGCACGCAGCTGCGTGCGGTTGAACACCGTGGGCGCGCTGTCGAAGCGCACGTCGGTGCTGCCCGTGGCGGCTGGGGCCGCAGGGTCGTCGGCGCCCAGGCTGAACTTGCCAGCGGCCAGCAGACCCAGCAGCTTGAGTGCGTCGCGGTAGTCGCGCGCCACCGGGTCTTTGCTCTCGTCCGTCATGCGGTCTTTGTTGAGCAGGTAGCGCGTGATGGAGCGCGCCCACACCGTGACCATGCTGCGGCCTGTGCTGCCTGGCGGCAGTGCCAGCGGCAGCGTGTAGCCGCGCTGCACCAGGTGCCCGTCGATCAGCGCCCCGGCCTCGGCCACGGCGTCCTGCACGCGCGCCAGGGCCGCATCGGCGGCGGCGAGCTGCTCGGGTGTCCAGGCGCTGCGGTCGGTGCCGCGCAGCGTGGCGTCCATGAGCGCGTCGTCGCGCACCATCTGGTGCGGCAGGCTCGCCTG